ACAAGACAACTCTTTATCCACGGAGTCCTTACCGAATCACTTGACACAGGAGGACCTGCCTACTACAATAGCAACATCCTCAGTAGGTACTTCCGAAAAGACTATTATGATGGAGACTGAAGAAACCGTAGATATCGTAGATAAAGTTCGTGAATGGGCAATGGAGAGAATGTTCTCTATGACCAAAAGTAGTGAAACTACATATCATCAACTTTTGGATGCACGTTCTATTGCAAATGAATTTGAAGAGTGGTTTGATGATACTAGTTTGGATGATTTAGAAGTTATGGTAATTGAAGAAGAGATTTAAAAACTAAATAATAGAATCTTATGTATTTTTTGGATCACCCAAAAGAAGATTTGTGAATTTAATTAAATGTGCTTATTTTTTATTTTAAATCTTCTTGTTGGATAACAATAGATTAGTATGTCTAATTTAACTAGAGAACTTTTAATTAAAACTATCGTTGCTGAAGACATGAGAAACTACGATGGTGGTGAGTATACTAAAACTCTTAAAATTAATTATGAATACTGGGAAAGTATGACAAGCGAAGATCTTTGTAATCGATATAATAAAATTAGTAAAACAAATGTGAACGTAGACGATCTTAATAATAAATACTAGAAACTTACTTTCTGTATCCATGCTAGGAAATAAATCCAAAGCAAAAGTAGAAGAGAAAGATAATGAGGAAATTGATAAAAGTGAAGTTCTTGGTAATTTGGTGAAAGTCGTCGTACTTATATGGTCCGCATCTCTTCTCACTTTTAGTTATGTAAGACTTCCAAACGGTCAAAAAATACTTGACTTTGATCCTACTTTTATTGCGTCTGTATTTTCTGGATCACTGGCTGCCTTTGGGTTGAGTCCTGCTAAAGCAGGTGGTGCCCCTCCAGTGAAAAAGAAAAAAGACGAAGAACCTCCTGTAGCATCTGCTATTGACAAATCAAAAAATACTTGATATATTTTAGAGGTTCCTTTATGAAATTTATGATTCTTCCCCTTACAATTACTGCTGTTGCTATGTCAGCGCCATTTCTTATGACGCTCCCAGATGCACCACCTTCTCCCGAAGAAGTTGTTGAGGTAGTACCAGAACCTTCATGGCAGTGTCCTACTTGCTCTCCAGAAGAGCAGTATGTCCTTAAGGAACTCCAAGCACAAACTAAGATCATCGATAAGAATGCTCTCGCTACGCTGATGGGAAACATCAAGCAGGAGAGTAAGTTTATCCCTAACATCTGTGAAGGTGGTGCCCGTGTCTCTTACACTGAATGTAAGTCTGGTGGGTATGGTTTGATCCAATGGACTTCTATTGGTCGTTACAAAGGTCTTGGAAACTTCTGTGCCAGGTTCTCTTGTGACCCATCTTCACTCGAAGGTCAGACTCGCTGGATGATTAATGAACCTATCTTCCAACGGTATCTTCCTGAGTTTGAAGGACATGGATATACTATTTCACAGTATATGGTTCCTGCATACTACTGGTTAGGTTGGGGAATCAAAGGTAATCGTGAAGTTTATGCTTATGATTATGAACGTAAAATTATTTGGTCATGATTAAAAATGCTCTAGTTAAATCTATTGCAACTCATAACTCTCATACTACTATTCAGTTAAATACTCTTGGGGGTTCTGAAAACTTTCAAAGGGAATATTTTATTAATAAAAATTATAGTTAAACTAACTCATGTCAAAAATACCTTCCGAAGCACTTAATGATTGGGGTCATAATGACCTAACTGGATTTGCCAATTACATTGGAACTCCTGTGCAGCATATAAAGGAAATTGCTGTAAAAAATAAAGAAGCAATTGAACATGGAAAAAATAAAATTGACAAAGAAGAATGATTGACATGGGAGTTCAATTGCATTATACTATAGATGCTGATATGACACACTCTCATCGTATGCCGAATTAGCTCAGATGGTAGAGCAGTGCTTTTGTAAAGCAAAGGTCAACAGTTCAAGTCTGTTATTCGGCTTTTTATTTGCAATATAAACACATGTATTACTTTCCAGATGCTTCATATGTTTATGCAAGTTTTATGAGTAAATTTTTTACAGTAGAAGATATTAATGACAATCTAAATGATCTTGCTATTAATTATATAAAAATTCGTGATGAATTTAAATCAGTAAAAGATAAATTAGTATATATTGAATCTTCAGGTGTATACACTGGATGTAAATATGCTCCATTATATCAAAGATATCATCCAACAATGGATAAAAAACTTTCAGATCTAGAAATTAAATATGATCAAAAAGTTTATCTTGATCCTGATAGAGATATTATCTATACAGAAAATGCAAAGAAGTTACCTATATTGTTTGATACCTGTTATCATTCAGGTCTTCGTCAAAGAGTTGATATTAATGTTTTACCACCAGAACATATTATTGATTGGCATGTTGATTCAGATTCAGAGTATGAAGATGATATGATTATTAGAGGTCTTTGGGGAATTGATATTAACCCTCAAAATCGAGAATTATGTCATATTTATTTAAATAGCAAAACTGATGGACTTGTTCATCAAAATATTATTAATAATGGATTTAATTTTTTCTGGGGAAGAACACCCCATCATGTACATAATACACTGACTATGCCTAGAGTTTGTCTATCATTCGATAATATTGTTTCATTAGAAAATTTACTCTAAATATATAAAATATTATTGTAGCGGGGAGGAGACTATATCTGTGGGTTGTTTCTATCATAGATGGTTGACAGTCCACCCCTTTAGGTCTATACTGTGTGAGTTGAGAGGCAATACCAAATAAGAGGAACGACAAACTGTTCCCGCCCCACTCAACTGCTGTAACCCCCTTGCTAGTTCAGGGTTAGAGGCGATAGGAACTAGCACTTGACTCAGTAGCTCAGCTGGATAGAGCAACTGCCTTCTAAGCAGTCGGTCGTTGGTTCGAGTCCAACCTGAGTCGTTGGTCCTTATGGACCTTTCAATCCCCTGTAGCTCAATCAGGCAGAGCGCCAAACTGTTAATTTGGATGTTACTGGTTCGATTCCAGTCGGGGGAGTCGGGTAGGTGTCCGAGTGGTTAATGGAGGTGGACTGTAAATCCACTGGCTCTGCCTACGGGGGTTCAAATCCCTCCCTACCCACCTTGGGAGATTAGCTCAGAGGTAGAGCACCTCGTTTACACCGAGATTGTCACAAGTTCGATCCTTGTATCTCCCATGAATTTTTTCAGTAATAAAGATTTTCAACTTAATGAATCCTGGAATATTGTGAATGTTCCTTGGAAAGATTCTGAGATTTTATTCATTGACGATATATATAAGTACCCTGAAAAAATCTATCAATACCTTAACTCTGTTAATAGTATTGTAACTCATAAATCTTGTAAGGGATCTCTCAATGGCATTGACTTTATGGATGGTCAAATGCTATTGGATAATAGGTGGGATTTGCACAGAAAATATTTGTTAGAATCGATAGCAAATAATTATAATCTAGAAGTAGATCCACAAACTGCACCCCATACGATCAATCAGTTTAGATTGATTAATGATGTTCCAAAAGAGAGACACTGGCATCCTCACACTGATGGTCAATTAAATTTTATTATCTTTTTGAATCCAACTCATCATATGAAATCTGGCACTTCATTGTATACTCCTTGCAATACAAAAGCAAAGAGCTATTCTAGTAAAAGGGACACCGAACATACAAGTCCTTGGAAAACCCATAAACAGTTCAAGGAAGATTTGTGTATCTTAGATCGATTTAATTGTGGGGTCGTGTTTCCTGGAAAATGGTTTCATGGTCAAACAATTGTAGACGACTTCTTTAAACAAACAACTAGATTTACTGAGGTTACTTTTTTATGAAGAAAGAAAAAATTAAAGAGGAACTATCCGAAATAAAGGAGTTATTAAAACATGCTATCTGTCAAATGCAAAACTTGCAATGTAGAATTGACCAGCTCAACCAAGAGTCAGAGCTGCGGATGCCCAAATATGATGACATTATTGGGTGACAAAATTACAGCCATGGATCTAAGTCGAGTTGTTCTATTAAAATCTGAAAACTATAGTAAGAATAGTAAAATTCTTACTAAAAATGACTTAGAATATCAAGAGAACCGACGCAAACGAAAAGTTCGTAAACTAAATTTTGAAGTACGATGATCGACTTTACTAAACTCACTCACGAAGAGCTTGAATGTCTTGCTGAAGACTGTGAGGACTTTCTTTTACACAGACACATTGAACTTTTCTCTCATTCATATGAGAACATTGTTATCCAAGCTCTTAAAGAGGGATATCAAATGGATAAGTTTGATCGGCACCCACCCTTTGTGATCAAACCAAAGTAGGAACTGTCCATAGGTCCCACTCAAACCAGTAAATTTGCGGTATAATAACAAGGTAATCAAACAGAGCAATGTCTGTCACCACTAAGTTCAGAAAGCACATCAGTATTCTTCGTAGTACTGTTGAAGGTCAAGTTGATCTAGATCACCAGTACCCAAAGGTATTTCGTAAAGTTACTAAGTATTATCGTGAGAAAGGTGTTAAGTTCGTAAACGATCCTTGTAATGATTACGAAATTCTGCTAGACTGTCTATACAATGATCTTGTAACTGAAGGTATCATCAATGAATGATCTTGATCCCAAGTCTGTCGCATCGACTAAGACACTTGTTATTCATGAGCGGTATCCTTATCGCTATGTGCAAAAGGGTTACATTCAACTTAATGGTAAGCCTGACTTGCGTCTTCAGAAGGCAGATGAGTATAGTAAAAAATACTCTGACATCTATCTTTTTGATAATGCCGACCAATGTTTTCTAGCCATAGAAGACTTTGAGTACGCTAAGTGGTTAGACCCTGCTGGTGTACCATGCTATACTACAGATACTGTATCATCTAATCATTAATTATGACTTGCAACTCTACATACAAGCACTATCAAAACGCTACTGACTCTCTTCGTGAGGCAGTTATTAGTGCCCTAAATAACGACGAGGAAACAAATACACTAAGCGAACTCTGGCGTCACTATCTTGGAATGAGATCCATGAGTGACGCAGCATATAAAGATTCTTGCCATAGTGATGATGTTAATCCTCGTTCCAATCAAAGCTTTTGGGAAGATGATGGTATCAGTGTAACCGGCAACCCTGGCACCGCATCGTCTGATACTATTAGTTTCAATTTTAACGACACTGTTATTAGCACTGGCACTACTGGTGATACTATTCTTGATGGTATTACTTTTGGTGCAGCAGCAATGGTAGATATGGGAGGATTGATTGGAGGTGCTGGTCAAGATACAATTACCTTCTCATAAATGATAGCATTAATAACTGGTATTACAGGACAGGACGGTTCGTACCTTGCAGAATTTCTCCTTGAAAAGGGATATGAAGTTCATGGCATTGTACGCCGTTCTTCTCTTATTAATACCCACCGTATCGATCATATCTATGATCAGATTAACCTACACTATGGCGACTTGACTGATGCAGGTAACCTCATCAGTCTCATTCAGAAGATTAAACCTACTGAGGTATACAACCTTGGTGCCATGAGTCATGTGAAGGTATCCTTTGAGATGCCTGAGTATGTTGGACAGGTCGATGCTCTAGGGACTTTGCGTCTTCTAGAGGCTATTCGTCTGTTGGATCATCCTTGTAAGTTCTATCAGGCATCTACTAGTGAACTGTATGGACTTGTTCAGGAAGTTCCTCAGAGTGAGACAACTCCTTTTTATCCCCGCTCTCCTTATGGCGTGGCTAAACTATACTCGTATTGGATGGTGAGAAACTATCGTGAAGCGTATGGTATTCATGCTAGTAATGGCATTCTATTCAATCACGAGTCTCCTAGGAGAGGAGAAACCTTTGTTACTCGTAAGATTACTATAGGACTATCGAAAATCTCTACTGGTCTGCAAGATATTTTAGAACTTGGTAACTTAGATGCACAGCGTGACTGGGGACATGCTAAGGATTTTGTTCGTGGTATGTGGATGATTTCTCAACATGAAACTCCTGATGACTTCGTACTTGCTACAGGTGAGATGCGTAGTGTCAGGCAGTTTATTGAAGAGGCTTCACAGTATTATGGATTTAATATTGAATGGCGTGGAGAGGGTTTAGACGAGGTTGGTTACTGCAAAAATATGGGCAGAAACATCATCCGCGTCAACCCTAAATATTACCGCCCAACAGAAGTGGAACAACTTCTGGGGGATTATACTAAGGCTAGAACCGTTCTAGGATGGGAACCAGAACATAGTTTTACCGACCTTGTACAAGACATGTGTATTTACGGACAATGAATAAATTTTACAAAATTGAAAAGTGTAGAGTTTGTGGTAACGAACATCTAGTTACAGTACTTGATCTTGGTGATCAGTATCTCTCTGGTATTTTTCCAAAAAC